TCCCTTAACGAAAGAAAATACCTTACATCAGACGAACAAAAGAACCTACAAGTTCTCAAGAAGCTAAAACTCGCCTATAAAGATGCTATCAAAAAAGACTCTCGCTTGTCATACGACGATTAATTTTATGCGAGCGTGATGGAATTGGCAGACATACCGGACTTAAAATCCGTTGACCGCAAGGTCGTGGGGGTTCAAATCCCCCCGCTCGTACCAAGGAGAACGAAGAATGAGTTCTATGAGATACATGCTTACTATACAAGTTCCTTGTTATCGACCAAACGAAAATTTTACCTTTTCAACTAAGTTGAGGACGAATTTCTTGGACTATGATGGATTCGTAAAAGAGATTGAGGGAATGATTATCTCTGGCGAACTTCGTAGAATGGTCGAGGGCGCGACTGAATATCACGGAGGTTCAGATCACATGATAGAAATGTATAATGAGTATAATCCCGCTCGTACCAAGGAGAACGAAGAATGAGTTCATTTGATACGGATGCGGAAGCTGCCGCTAAACTTTTTGCAGCGTTGAAGATCCCCCCCTCTTATTTGAAGGCGAGAATAAGAGATAACCGCCCAAAGACCTACAAGGGAAAGCAGGTAGAATACCGAGGTGAGATATCTGATAGAGAATCTTTTGAGGGCAAGTCAGAAGGAATCTATTATATGATTTCCACTGGGTCTTACTACTGTTATTATGATGGTGTCGATCGCAGCACGCTCGATTTGTGGCTTGAACCCTGCCTTTCCAATCCAGAGAACGCAGGTAAGAAGCCCCGTTGGTATAGTGACGTTCGCGTTGTCCTAGACGAAGATTATTGGGTCGTAACCAGCAGTGCAGATTTTACTGGAAATGTTTCAAACACTCTGGAGAACGAAGAATGATCGGAAATTATAATGGCTTAACTATTCCAGAACTAATAGAGTTTTTGTTATCTCTACCAAAAGCAGAACACGAAGATGATATTGGCGAGGTTTGGGTTCGCAACGACCGTAATAACCCGTTTATAAGCAATCTGTGTTATACTGCTAGCAAACTAAACAAAAACGATGTGCTTCTTGGAATGGATTCTAGAATAGCTGACTTCATAAAAAAACGCGAAGAAGAAGAAAAAGAAGAATGATTGAACTTCAAGAAGACATTTTAGCAAAAATCCTTTCTTTAACAAAAGACTGCAAATCTGATTCGGAGATCATAAATGCATCCAAGAGGATCATAGCAGAACATTTCAACGTCTCAGAGGAACTGGTCGTCTGGCGCTCTTTCAAGAGAGATGGATGGCATGTTGACCCTCCCGGTCGTTTTTTTGTGGATGGTAAAGCACTAAAACTAAAACCTATACTATCATTGGAGAACGAAGAATGAGACCAGCCAGATGGGAAATAGAGAATTTCGCCACAGCCGAGCTTTGTAAAAATTTAATTGATCGCGCTGAGAATGTCGAGGAATTTGAGAAGGCTACACTTGCTTCACCGGCTGGTAACATTATCAGATTTGAGTATCGTCATAATGATCGAGCAACTTTTGACGACTTTGATCTAGCTGCGTCTCTCTTTGAGAAGATAAAAGATGATCCACGATTGCATAATGCGGGGTGGAGGTGCATTGGTCTAAATGAACGCTTTAAGGTATACCGGTACTCAGGCTCTGATCAGTACTTCGCTTCTCATTACGACGGAAGCTTTGAAAGAGTTCCGCTTGTTGAGCAGAGTTGGGTGACAATGCTGATATATCTCAATGAGGATTTTGACGGAGGGGAGACTTCTTTCATTGACGGAGAGATTAAACCAAAGACAGGACTTGCCGCTTTTATGACGCAACACAATTATCTGCACGAAGCAAAAGAGGCGACTAACGGCACAAAGTATGTTTTGAGAACTGATGTAATGTATCGCAAGAAGATCGAAGAATGAGCAACCAGTGGTATCTCTACGTCCTATTGTGTAGCGACGATACGTTTTACACAGGGGTAACAACAGATCCCAAACGAAGACTCAGAGAACACAACATAGGCAATCGCGGAGCCAAGTATACAAACTCCAGACGACCGAGCAGAATGGTCTATTGTGAAGAGCATCCCGACCAATCGACGGCTCAAAAAGCTGAACACGCATTTAAGAAGTTAACGCGAAAACAGAAAGAAAAGATAATTATTATATGAAACGAAAAAAGCTTATCAAAGAATTTCAAGAAGAATTTCTTTTGAGTAAAAAATACGAATATGATTTGGGCAAAGATGCTTGTGGTAAAACTATAGAAGTTCTTGTACCAGATAAACATAGTAAATTAATAAGAAAAAAAATTCCTCGGCGCTGGCGAGGCTATAGAACCATTGTTCTTTTTAGGGAAGAACCAAAAATATCTGAAGACGAAGACGATGAATAGGGATTTTGAAAGAGAGTTTAGCGGGTTTTGTAGCGGTTGTTATGGGTGTGTTACGCCTTGCGGTCGCAGAGAAATATTGTCACCTAAAGTTTGCACTTCTGACGCGGACGACATCACCTCCAAGAGTAATTATATTGAACCCTCTTTTGGAGAAAAAATACAAGATGTCATCATTTCTCAGCAGCCCCATTTTCAAGGCTTTGGTTGGTTTAGTTATATTTTATATTGGCTTAAAGACGTTTGCCGGTGGCATAAAGAGTATGGGCAAACCAGAAAGCTTGGAAACGTTTGTTTCTAATCCATATTGGATGTTTGTCGGCGGGATTGTCTGCACCCTGATTTGGCAGTCTAGCTCTTTAAGCACAACAACAATTGTGGCTTTGGTTTCAGGTGGAATCCTCCCCCTCCCGTCAGCAGTCGCTGCTGTTTTAGGAGCTAACGTCGGCACAACTGGTACAATTTGGCTAGCCAGTTTTTTTGTATCAGATGGGATACCCACCGGAGCCACTAGACACATCGCTCTCATTCATTCTGGAGTAAATATGCTAATGGCATTAGCTCTATTACCGTTTGTTAACCAGATTTCTAGACTCGCAGGGCGTTTTTAATCTTTATATTACAAAAAAACCCTTAAAATATGCGTCTGAATGCGTTAAACTAAAGCATGTAACAGGGCGCAATAGGGCTATACACCCCGGCTGGCTGGTAGTCAGACGGCGTCTTATAAGCGTCTTAGAGCAGAGTTCAATTCTCTGGGGGTGTACCAGATGAAAGAGATAAAATTTTTGAAAGATAAGTGGCACAACGAGACCTGTATTACTTATCAAGTTAAAGTGTGGACAACCGGAGCTACATTCTGGCGTTTGGATGAAAAGCTCCATCGCGAAGGTGGACCCGCTGTTGAGTACGCTCACGGCACTAAAGAATGGTGGAAAGAAAATCAACTACATCGCGAAGATGGTCCAGCTTATGAGGGTTCTGATGGCAAAAAACAATGGTGGCTCAACGGAAAAAAACTTTCCGAAGCAGAGTGGAAGCTACGCACCGGAACTCCGCAATAAGGAAACTGGTGGGCTGTATTATGACCACAGTGCGATCTATGGGACAAACCCAGATCCCTTTCAGCGCCCCGCAAACATTGCGACCGGCGATTGTTGGCATCTGATCACTGGTCCAACACGCGACTCATGGTCGCCGTTCACAGCCGGTCCAGTAACCAAAGAAAAAGTAAACCACCCGGCACATTATAATGCAGGAAAAATTGAAGTTATTGACGCAATCGAGGATTGGGGGCTTGACTTTATCGAAGGAAACGTGGTAAAATATATTACAAGATCAAAACACAAGGGAAATACCCTTGGTGATTTGAGGAAGGCAAGATGGTACTTGGATTATCGTATTGCCAAGCTAAATGACAAAAAGGAGTAAATCATGTCAGTTACTAATACACTACAGACAGTTGTAGATCAGCTTTCAGAGGCTATTGCGGACGCACAGAAGTGCGACTCCGGTAACAAGTCCGCTGGAACTCGCGTTCGAAAGACCGCGCAGCAGGCTGTTAACGAGCTTAAGTTTTTGCGTAAGCAGGTTCTTAAAGCCCGCACCCCCGGCAGCTAGGCGTAACAAGGGCGGGGAAACCCGCCCTTCATCGCCTCGTAAGCATAAGTGGCGATGCAGCGGACTTGTAATCCGCAGAAATTGGTTCGATTCCGATACGAGGCTCTCGGAGGGCAAATGTTATTAAAGGTATCAAGGGTTCGACCCACGGCGCAGTTGCCGTCAAGGTCAAATCCATCAGATGCTGGCGCGGACGTTTTTTATTGTTCGCCCGGTGATAAAAATGAGGTTGTTGTTTGGTCAGGAGATTCAAGGATTCTTCCAACCGGACTCAAGGTTGAAGTTCCACATGGTTATATGTTAGAAGTAAAAAACCGATCGGGCATGGCAGCTAAAAAGTCTTTGGTTGTCGGAGCTTGCGTGGTTGATTCTGGTTATAACGGTGAAATATTTGTGAATCTTCACAACATTGGAAAGGGATCTCAAACAGTAAAACATGGGGATAAAATTGCTCAACTGGTTCTTATTCCTGTTGTACAGTGGCGATCAGTTGAGGTAAAAGAAAACAATTTATACCAAGATCCACTAACCATCTCAAACAGAGGTGATGGCTCCCTTGGAAGCACGGGAGAATAAAATGGACGTTATTACTTAAAAAACAAAATTTTATCAAAAAAGACTTGACAAACACATAAAACAAGTCTATACTGTGGAAAGAACAAAAACAAACTACTGGTCTGCCCGGTGGCTTATAAATTTACAAGGAGTAAAATAATGTCAGTAAAAGAACAACAGAAACAGATTATTCGTCTACAACAGAGGCTTACTGAGTTGGTCGATGAATTACGATCGACACAAAGCGATATCAATTCTTTTAAAGAATCGGTCGCCCGCGATATTAAGCGAACAATAGAACTTGTTAATCAAAAAAGATAAGGAGTAAAATATGGATGATATAGAATTTCCGGTTAATCTTCCCGATGGTTGTACATTTGACTATTCTATCAAGGACTCATATTATGAAAATGATTATGGGGTTTTAAACGATAAAGACATTTCTGGTCTTTTTGATGACTATGATCAAGAAGACGACGAAGAGGAGGAATAATGGACAAACAATCTCAACAGATAATGTTTAGCAGTGACTCAAGCGAGTGGCAAACGCCACAGGCTTTTTACGATAAATTGGATCAAACTTTTAAGTTTGATTTGGACCCATGTGCATCACCTCTAACCACCAAGTGCGATAAATATTTTACACCAAAAGAGGATGGGTTGACACAGGATTGGGCGGGTCATAGAGTTTTTATGAACCCTCCATATGGTCGTGGAGTTGATAAGTGGCTGAAGAAGGCATTTGAAGAGAGTGCCAAGCCACATACAACCGTGGTTTGTCTCATCCCTTCCCGAACGGATACCAAATATTGGCATAAATATTGTATGAATGCCGACGAGATTTATTTTGTGAAGGGTCGCTTGAAGTTTGCTCAACAGCAGGTTACAGACACAACAGTAACAACCTGTTGTAACGCCGCGCCCTTCCCATCAGCGGTAGTCGTTTTTAGAGGACCACCTGTTGAGGGCATGGCTAGGAGTCGAGTTCGCATAGCAACAATGGAGAACAAATAATGGGAAAAATTGAAGAAGTGATCCAGAATCTTTGTGAAGCCGAAGCCCTCACCACGATCGAGATTTTAGAAAAATATCCAGATCTTAAACGACTAAAACACCAAGAAGAATTACAAGAAAAAAAGAAGGTCGTCAATGAAGACAAGCAACTACTTAAGGGGTGATCGAGTGAGTGGGTATAAACATTTCTACGAAAAACACGCAAAAAAAGTAACACGGTGTCCCACCACTGGCAAAGAGGGTCAACCAATACCGGGGAACCCTTTGGTTTGGTATGTGGAATATAAGGACCATCGAGGTCACAAAAAAATCTCAAGATGGTCATACGCCACCGGTCGCAAAGTAAGCCCTTCTGCCGAGGATACAAACATTGTTTAGAGGAAAAAAATGAAAGACTTCGTTATAGTTGTTGCGTTTCTTATGATTATTCTTGTCGGAGTGTGATGCAACCTTATCCTCTTAATCACTATTTATAGTAATGGCAAAGAAATCGTATGTCTTAGACACAAACGTCTACTTAACAGATGCCCATTGTTTCAAAAAGTTTGGCAGAAATGATATCGTTCTTCCTATAAAAGTTTTGGAAGAGATCGACAAACACAAAAAGCGACAAGACGGCGTGGGGGCAAATGCTCGCCACGCTATTCGTCTTCTGGATGAGCTTAGAGCAAGAGGCAATCTTCATAAGGGCGTCCGAATTGGGAAGGGCTTGGGAATTATCCGAGCAGTTTCCAGTGATACTTCTTTGCTTCCACCTACAATGGAACGCCGAGACGCGGACAATATTATTATTGCCGCAGCACTCGGAGAACAGAAAAACGCTCCACCGCGCAAAGTTGTAATCGTTTCCTTGGATATTAATCTTCGTGTTCGATGTGACGCAATCGGTTTAGATTGTCAAGATTACAACGAGAACCAAGTAATAAAAGAAAAGGCTGCATTTTATTCCGGCTTTACAAAACATTTAGTGGACGATGAGACAATAGACCAGTTTTATTCTGGTGAAGATATTTTTATTGAACAAGAGAAGGGCGAGTTTTTTCCGAATCAATTTGTGATGTTGGTTTCGTCCTCCAATGAAAAGAAAACCGCACTCGCTTCGTTCTTAAACCATAATAAGCCACTACGACGCCTTGGCGAACAGCGCGTCGTCGCGTGGAACGTACAGCCAAGGAATAAAGAACAAACCTTCGCTTTAAATCTCTTGATGGACCCTAGTATTCAAGTGGTGTCTCTTGTTGGTCAAGCAGGCTGCGGCAAAACTCTGCTTGCTGTTGCCGCAGGTCTCAATCAAACAATAGACCTGTCTGGTAAGTTTAATCCGAGGTACAAAAAGCTTTTGATTTCGCGTCCCATTCAACCAATGGGAAAAGACCTTGGGTATTTACCGGGAACAATGGAAGACAAAATGTCGCCTTGGATTGCGCCCATCAAGGACAACCTCCAATTTCTTATGGATGACGATAAGGAGGCTATGGAACTATATTTTTCCAAAGGAATAATAGACATAGAAGCGATCACTTATATTCGCGGTCGCTCAATAAGCAATGCTTTCATTATCATTGATGAAGCACAGAACTTAACAGCGCACGAATTAAAGACTATAATAACCAGAGTCGGCGAAAACACCAAGATCGTGTTAACTGGTGATATTGAGCAGATTGATAATATTTATCTAGATTCTCGCTCTAACGGCTTAACACACGCATTTGAAAGACTGAAGCCCTATGAACTATCAGGGCATATTCAGCTAATAAAGGGCGAACGTTCAAAGGTAGCCACACTTGCCGCAAAGGTTTTATGAGGAAACATGCATAGTAAAACAGAAAAAGAGTTTGATGAAGAAGATCCTAAATTTTATTTAGTAAAGAACGACACCAAGCTAAAAGAATTGATTGTGAATTATGTGGGAGAACAATTACACCCCACAACTCCCGAAGTGACAGTGGACGACGTGGTAAAGATTTTCGCTGATGAGTTTCCAGAGTTTCTATTAGTTATAGCCCAAGAAAACTTCCTTCGTGGTTACTCAGAGGGCATTGAAGAAACTATTGTACGCGGCGAAGATGTACTAAGTGCTTACCGCGAAACAGAAAAAGCTTGACTAATGCTCACGTCCGTGAGATAATATAACGTAAAACAAAAAAAAGGAGGGGCTATGGCTCACATTTCGTATTCGGAACTGTCTAAATGGGATTTTTGTCCTTTTGCTCGTAAGCTTATGTACGAGGATAAAATCAGAAAGTTCAAAGGAAATATTTTTACTGCATTTGGTATGGCGATCCATTCGGTTTGTGAAAAGTATTTTGAATCAGATAGGGAGTTGGACAAGGCGTTTTTCTTTGGGGAAATGCTTCGCAAAGAACTAAAGTCTTTAGAAAAAACCGGCACCGTACTGAAAGAGAAGGACATCACCGACTTTTATAATCAGGGCGTCGGCATCGTCGCCGAGCTTGATGCTGCGTTTGATTCTTACTTTCCCAATGGGTTTAAGTTTATTAAAGCCGAAGAAACCTTGATGGAAAAAGTTGGCGAGTTCACTGAATCTGATTACAAGTTCAAGGGCTACATCGATCTAATCGTTCAGACTCCCGATGGAAAATATCACGTCATTGATTACAAATCCTGCTCTTGGGGCTGGGATGCCAAGAAGCGGTCAAGCCAGATTATAACGTATCAGCTTACCCTTTACAAACATTACTGGGCACAGAAGATGGGTGTAGATCCGTCTGAAGTTGAAACACATTTTGCTCTCTTGAAGCGAACTCAGAAGCTGGGGCAGAGGGTTGAAATCTTTCGTGTCACCTCTGGTCCAAGAAAAACACAGAATGCACTTAACTTATTGAAAAAAGCCTTGTACAATATACATACAAAGAACCACCTCAAAAACCGCTTATCTTGTGGGAGATGTGAGTTCAAGAAAACACAACATTGTCCATAGGTAAAAAATGACAGAAAAGAAAAAGATTGTGGTCTTCGCGGATCATCCTATGTCGCCCTCTGGTGTTGGAACACAAACGAAATATTTTGTTGAGGCACTTTTAAAAACGGGCAGATATAAATTTGTTTGTTTCGGCGGCGCAATTAAACATCAAGATACTCGCGCTATGAAAACCGAAGAGTGGGGTGATGATCTTATTATTGTTCCAATAGAAGGCTACGGTGATCAAAAAACTCTCCGTGAGGTAATTTGGCTTGAGCGCCCAGATGCAGTGTGGATTATGACCGATCCTCGTTTTTGGGGATGGCTTTGGGAAATTGAAGAAGAGGTCCGCGCTCACTGCCCACTTATTTATTATCACGTTTGGGACAATTATCCCCACCCTCATTATAACAGGAAGTTTTATAGATCTAATGATGCCATTGCAACGATCAGCAAAGTAACAGCCGACATTGTTACGACCGTGGCACCAGAGGTAAAACACAAATACATTCCACACGCTGTTCCCCAGACGTTTCACATAATTTCAGATGAAGATCGAAAAAAGT